AATGGTGATATCAGCCAAGATATGAGATTTTTGGTAAAAGCAGCTGAGATACCAGCCGCTAATATCGGAAATATTCCTGTTCCCTTTAGAGGTCGTGTTCTACCTGTTGCAGGGGATCGTACATTCAATCCTTGGACAGTAACTGTTATCAATGATGCACAATTCAACATCAGAGATGCAATGGAGCAGTGGAGTAATTTAATTAATGACTTACAGTTTGACGTTGGTGACATAAACCCTGCTGATTATCAAACAAAAGCAGAAGTTTTTCAGTTATCAAGACAATCTCAAGGATCTGGTGGACAAACAGCTGGAAAAGGTGGAGAGATTATTCAAACTTTAAGAACATATAATTTTGAAGGAATCTATCCAACTGAAGTTAGTTCTATAGCATTAGATTATGGTGCAACAGATCAGGTTGAAGAATTCCAAGTTACATTCAACTACCTATTCTGGACAACAGACTTACCTGGCTTACCTAAAGGTGTTGAATCTGTATCAGCTGGTAGCTAGTTGATTTATATCATAGTTTAGGATATAATATAAATACCAGTAAAGGTATAATTATACAATGGCACAACTTTTTGGTTTCTCGATTGATGATTCGTATAAGAAACCGTCACCATCAGTAGTCTCGCCTGTCCCCAAAAATAATGAGGACGGTGCAGACTACTATTTGGCTTCTGGGTTCTATGGTCAATATCTTGATGTAGAGGGCGTATTTAAAACAGAATATGATTTAATTCGTAGATATCGTGAGATGGCACTTCATCCCGAAGTTGATTCTGCAATTGAAGATATCTTATGTGAAGCGATAGTTGCAGATCAAAATGATTCACCAATATCAATTGATCTTGAGAATTTAAAAGTAAGTGCCAAGGTAAAACAAATTATTCGTGATGAGTTTCAGTATATCAAAGAAATGCTGGACTTTGATAAGAAAGCACATGAAATATTTCGTAACTGGTATGTAGATGGAAGAATATACTATCATAAAGTTATAGATTTAGAAAAACCAGAGGAAGGAATTAAAGAACTTAGATATATTGATGCACTAAAAATCAAATATGTAAGAGAACAGAAGAAAAAAGGTGGTGCAAACGCAATTCAATATACGCCAGGTAATAATCCAGGCGCTAATAATGACCCAATGAGTGCAGATTTTGAAGGATTAACAGAGTATTTCATATACACTCCACACTCATATCAGAAAAATCAATATGGTTCTGTTGCAGTTACAGGACAACAGAAAGATGCAGTCAAGTTTGCTAAAGACGCCGTTGCTTATTGCACATCAGGTTTAGTAGATCGTAATAAACAAACTGTTCTTTCATATCTACAGAAAGCAATTAAGTCACTTAATCAATTAAGAATGATTGAGGATAGTCTTGTAATTTATAGATTATCAAGAGCTCCAGAAAGAAGAATATTCTATATTGATGTTGGTAATTTACCAAAGGCAAAGGCAGAACAATATCTTCGTGAAGTCATGGCTAGATATCGTAATAAATTAACTTATGATGCAAACACTGGTGAGATTCGTGATGATAAGAAATATATGTCAATGATGGAAGATTTCTGGCTACCAAGAAGAGAAGGTGGTCGTGGAACTGAGATATCAACATTGCCTGGCGGACAAAATTTAGGAGAACTTACAGACGTTGAGTATTTCCAAAAGAAACTTTTCCGTTCTTTAAATGTTCCAGAATCTCGCATGGCGGATAATAGTTCATTTAGTTTAGGTAGATCATCAGAAATATTAAGAGATGAACTTAAGTTCACTAAGTTTGTTGGAAGAATGAGAAAGAGATTTAGTAATCTATTCCATGATATTCTTAAAACTCAACTAATTCTTAAAAACGTAGTAACTCCCGAAGAATGGGAAACAATGAGTGATCATATCCAATATGATTTCTTATATGATAATCATTTTGCAGAACTTAAAGAAGCAGAGTTGATGAATGAAAGATTAGGACTTGTACAAACTGCTGATCCTTATATTGGAAAATACTATTCTGTTGACTATATTCGTCGTAAGATTTTACGTCAAACTGATAGTGAATTAGCAGAACAAGATAAACTTATTAAAGCAGAAAAAGAAGCTGGTATTATTTTACCTACTGAACAAGAGATGATGTTAGCACAACAAGTCTCAGAACTTAATAGTCAAGGAAAGGGAAAAAGTGAAATAGAACCAGAAATTGACGAGACAAGTATCGAAGCTCCAGAATCGCCAGGAGTTCCCAAAGGTGGCGAGATATAAATAAAACATAGGTATAGGATTTTTATCTCATGGATGAATTAATGAACTTGATGATTGCAGATGAATCTCCATCTGAAATTAGTGATTCAATAAAACAACAATTATTTGCAAAAGGAGCCGCAAGAGTCGATGCACTCAAGCCTGCGGTTGCAAATGCGATGATGGGTTATGAACTTGAATCTGAAGAAGATGTAGAACCAGAGGCAGAAACAGTTGGTGAACTTGATTATGAAGAAGAAACCGAAGAGGAAGAGTAAATGGCACATCAACCAGTAGGCGATTCACAAACTATTGATACGTCTGCAACATCAGCTATGGTTCAATTTGCGGTTCAATCTGATACAGTCAGAGTTGTTCCAATATCTCAGAATGTTCATGTGGCAATCGGTACAACGGCAGTTGCTACCACATCTGATTATTTTGTTCCATCTGGAACCCCTGCTACTTTGAACTTAGGTAGAGCTAGTTCAATGGGAATCGCTGATATTACAAAAGGAGCATCAACAGTTATTACATTATCAGAGGGAATGGGTAATCCATTTAAAGTTGATGATGTGTTGACTATTTCTGGTGTCACTGGCGTAACAGGATTTAATACAACCGCAAAAGTTGTATCAGTTCAAGAAGCTAGAACAATTGGTTATGCACAATTTGGTGCAAAATTAACAGTTGATCATGACAGTCGAGCTCTTAACTCAGACAATGCAGTGACAACTGCAGCAGAGGCGAGAAGAACTTTGACTGTTGCTGCAAGAACTGACACTGGATCAGGTAAATTATATGTTCAACAAGTTCAAATATCAGGAGCACAATAATGAAACTCATTACAGAAGAAATAGAACAGGTTGAAGTTATTGTTGAGAATCGCAACGGTAAGAAGAACTTGTTTATTGAAGGTGTATTCCTTCAAGGTGAAATAAAAAATCGTAATGGTAGAATGTATCCAATGGAGACTCTTGCTCGTGAAGTTGGAAGATATAACGAAAACTTCGTTGAGAAAGGTAGAGCTCTTGGAGAATTAGGTCATCCAGATGGCCCGACTGTCAATCTTGACAGAGTATCTCATAAAATTGTTTCTCTCAAAGAGAGTGGAAATAATTTTATAGGAAAAGCAAAGATTCTTAGTACCCCAATGGGTAAGATCGCATCTGATTTATTAGGTGAGGGTGTTAAACTTGGTGTTTCATCAAGAGGTGTAGGATCTTTAAATAAGACAAACGAAGGATACAGTGTGGTGGGAGAAGATTTTACTCTTGCTACTGCTGCTGATATCGTTGCAGATCCTTCTGCTCCAGATGCATTTGTAGATGGAATTATGGAAGGAAAAGAGTGGGTTTGGGATGGAGGCATCATTCGTGAGCGCCTTGCATCAAAGACTTACAAACAGATTAACACATTAGTTGATCAAAATAAATTAGACGAACAGAAATTGAGCGTCTTTCAAGATTTCTTAGCAAATCTTTAAATTATAAATAAAAACAGATTATACAAAAGGTAATTCGGAGAGTTCAAATGTCCCGTGGGAAAAATTTACAAGAAATGGAGAACGCCGTAACCAAGGGTGCAAAACCCGCTGAGCCCATGCAAACCATGGCAGGCGTGAGTTATGAAGACCTCGGTGGCCCAACTCCAGAAAATAACAAACCAGATGATGATTCTAATAAGTTAAAGGATCCAGCTGGCGAAGGTTCTTATGCAGCAAATCTTAAATCAGTAAAAGGTGTCATGGCTAAAACTAGTAAAGAAGAAGTCGAGACAGAAGAGGAAGTGGTTGCAGAAGATCAAACTTCTGAAGAAGAAGTAGTTGCTGAGGAAGAAGTTACTGAAGAGGAAGTAACTGAACTTCCAGAAATCACTGATGAAGTAGACATCGATGACGATGTTAATGCACTTCTCGGTGGACAGGAACTTTCCGAAGAGTTTAGAGAGAAAGCTAAGACAATTTTCGAGGCTGCTCTAAAGTCTAAAGTTACCGAACTTAGAGAAGCCATGGAAGCTCACTACGAAGCAAAGCTCGTAGAAGAGGTCGAAGGCATGAAAGACGAACTCATCGAGCGTGTTGACTCTTACTTAGAGTATGTCGCTGATGAGTGGTTACAAGAAAACGCACTTGAAGTAGTGCGTGGACTTAGAACCGAAATGACTGAATCATTCCTCGAAGGAATGAGAGGTCTTTTTGAAGAACATTATGTACACATCCCTGAAGATAAATATGATGTCGTTGAGAATATGGTAGACAAACTTGACGAAATGGAATCAAAACTCAACGAGCAAATCGAGAAGAATATAGCTATCACTAAGAGTCTCTCCGAGGCAACAGGTGGTAACATCCTTTCCGATGTTTCTGAAGGCTTATCAAGTACTCAGAAGGAAAAGCTCGCTTCACTTGCCGAAGGTGTTGAGTTTGAAAGTGAAGAATCTTATAAGGAAAAGCTTGAGACTCTAAAAGAGTCATACTTTAAGGCTGCTCCAAAAAGAAGTGACTCGGAAGTGTTAAACGAAAACGCTGCGACACCAGAAAATGTTTCTGGTAGTATGGCGGCATACATCCAGGCACTATCCCATGCCACTAAAAAGTGAATCTCAACTTGTTAATTAATCAAACGTAAACTTATTAGGTAAAAACGC